CCAAAATCAGCAAGTAAATCTACAAATGATTCTGCTGCTGCACTGATATCCTCTTTACGCAAATAATCTTTAAAAAATACCCAGATTTCACCAATTTGTGTATCATTCATTTTCTACATTTTCCTCTAAAATGATTTCTTCTTTAGGTTTGATATTTGGAAAATCTTCCATTATCATATCTAATTTATCATTTTTCCATTCTTTTCTGTAAAATAAGTGCTCTTTTCCGGTGCTATGAATAAATTTAAGCCTATTTCCTTGTTGAGTTAGAATGCCTCGTTCTTCAAACAGGTCAACCAGACCACTATAGGGATCCATACCAGACTCATAAGGGATCTTAATATATACACTCTCAAAAGGTTTAGCATATCTAGTCTTCATAATCTTACAAGCACTACGAATACCCTTGACCTGTGTGACCTTATTACCAGCTTCATCCTCTTTTAATTTGAGTTTCTTCATGGCAACCACAATACTGCTCGCATAAATGAAGCCTTGACCACCACTAATCTTATCATCTGGGTCAAACATATCTTGGCTAGCATAGGTATGATTAGTGGCAACTAATCCTACGTTATGGCTACCAAACATATTAACACAATTACGCACCAACGATGTCAATGCTTTAGGTTTACGACCCATATCACCCTTCATATTGCCTGCTTCGAACTGGTCTACATCAGTAGGGGTTAATAACATACCCAAACTGTCAATAACAAACAGTACTTTAGGCTTGCTATCCTCTGGCATAACCTTGTATTCTTTCATAAACTCACTGATTGTTTTAGCAACATCATCAATCATTGCCATATTGAGTTTTAATAGTTTACTCTCATTAGTATCCACGCCCAACGCTTCTAACCACGCTTTATCTAATGCGTTTTCACTGTCGACTAGTACAACAAAAATACCTTGTTCTTGAGCATTTTTAATCAAATTACCACTACAAATATAACTTTTGCCAGCACCACTTTCACCAGCAAACACTGTCACTTTGCCTAGTGGCACGCCTTTCTTAAAATCACTACTGATCAAATAGTTTAGAGCAAAATTACCAGTACTTACCCAATCTGTAGGGTCATTAAAACCTACACCCAGCCCATCAATACTCTTAGTTAGAGTTTTACGAAATTTACTTAAATCAAATGCTTTTGTTGCCATATTACATTCCTGGTTTAGGTGAAACAACAATGTCTTCACGCCCAATTGCTTTAAGCCAAGTGTTCAATCTATTAATTAGAACACTATCATCTTTGGGATTATCAAACCTAATATCAATATCAGCCACTGTATCGCCGGATTGATCTTCACGACTATTAAAACTTAAGGTGAAACTTTCATTAATTTTCTGTGCTTTTGCCATTATCTTTCTCCTATAATGAAAAGAACTCGAACGCAGAAACTATGTTCCTGGTTCGAGCCGTATTATTACTTTTTATTGTTTATTGCGATTACGAATCATAGCTAAGATGTCACTAGCACGACTATCCGCGCTCTTTGAATCATCTGTAGCTTTTGGAGCTGCTTTTGGAGCTGGCTTTGACTCAGTGTTCACTGGTTCATCATCCGTATCCTCTACCGGTGCTGCTGTACGAGTCGTTGTAGCAACAGGATCACCTGTATTAGCACTAGCACCGCTGGGCTTAAAGTACTGACCCCAACGCTCCATATCATATGCTTCGCCATCCACACTGGCTTCAAACATTTCTTTGATTACCTTAACTTCTACATCAGTAGGTTTCTTAGGTAAGAAATCGCGCAGGTCAAATAAACCATGCTCTTTTAATGAGTCTTGCTCGGCCTGGCCAAGTGGTCGACTACGACGACTCCATTTGCTAGTGCCATAATCAGCATAACCACCTTTACTTGATTTGATCAGTTTGAAGTCTACACCGTTTACCACATCAGTGGGCAAATCTTCCATCTCTGGGTCCATCAAAGCACCCTTGATTAATTGAAAGATTTGAGGACCAATAATGAATCTACGAATGGGATTCTCTGGTTTTTGATCTTCTTTAAGACCATCTTCTACTACAAAGCCTTGGAAAAGGTAACTACGCTTTTTCCAATACTTACGGCCCATTGATTCAAGATTTGGGTCTTTAAACCATCCACGCACTTCACTGAGTACTGGACAAACTTCACCGTACATTTCCATGCAAGGAACTTGTACTGCTACTTTCTTGTTGTCAGTCTCACCTTTGATGCCAGCAAATTCTAATTTAATAACACTGCGCTCTACCCAAAAGAAAGTATTGCTTGCATCACCGTCTGGAAGGAATCTTACTGTGCTTTCGCCGCCTTCTTTTAAGTTCCAGAAGGGATAAATGGTGAGGTCTCCGCCTCCTGTTGAACCACCTTTAAGTTCTTGCTCTTTAAGTTTTGCCCTAATTTCTGCTAAAGTTGCCATAGTTTTTCTCCTGTAATTGCCTATGTTTTGCCTATATTATCAGGCACGTGCCCAATAAAAAAACGCATATAACTAGTATATGCGTTTTTATTTAGCTTTGCAAGCAAAAAGACAAGAAAAATAAACTTTATTTAGGCAATCCTGCCAATTTCTTAAGATCACCTAACATCTTCATAGCATCATCAGGTGTCGCTGGTTTCATTTTAGCCAATGCTGTTTTAAGATCTAGAGCGGAGGTTGCTGCCATAGGTTCGTCATTGCCCATCATATTACTGGGCATATTCATACCTTTCATCATGTCACCAAACTTGCCCTGTATGCCTTTATACATACCACCTACGGGATCATCCCCACTGGCATCAAATCCCATACCACCTGCCATACCTTTGAATTTGCCCATGGCATCATCATAACTGGCTGGCTGACCATTAATTGTGCCACTGCTAGTTCTAGTAGTTTTCATATTGCCAGCTGGAATTTTACTTTGAATATCCTTCATCATACCTTGAGGATCCATTCCACCAAATGCCCCTTGACTGAACATACCAGATCCTTGACCACTAGATAATTGATTTGCTTTATTTAAAGATCTGCCAATATCTCTCTGTGATAATGATCGAGCTGCTGACATCGGGTCATAATCTGCTTCCATAATGCCAGCCATTCTTCTCATATCTGATAACTCTCTTGAATGGCTATGACGCTGTTTAAGTTTTTCCATTATTCGATTACAGGCACCTTCCACCATACGATCAAACATTTCTGCTTTAGGGTTTTTTGGATCAATACGATATTTTTCCTTCAACTCCTTACACATCTTGGTAATAAACCCTTCTTCACCAATAGTAAATGTACCATTGTTTTCATTGAAGAATCCACTAACACGACTAAAAATTTCATCTACTACACGGTGCATCATCTTTCCTTCCATCATAGGAGCAGCAGGATTTGGCACTAGTGGCCCAGGTGCTGCTGGTGCACCGCCCATTGCTGCCATTGGATCCATTGCTGGTGCTGGTGCTTCAGGTGGAGGAGCTGCTGGTGCTGCTTCAGGGGGAGTAGCAGGGGGAGTAGCAGGGGGAGTAGCAGGGGGAGTAGTAGGGGGAGTAGTAGGGGGAGTAACTGATGCCCCATCAAACCCTAATTTACCACTCAATTCTGTCCCATTCTCTGCGTCATAACTTTTTAAAAATTCATTGATGATCGGTCTAGCATCCATTTCATCTAGGCCAAGATCAGCCAATAATTCAAAAGCCTTTCTTAATTTTCTCTCATCAATAATACCAGCAATGCTATCTGTAGCATTGGCCCCATTTGTTCCTAATGGTACTTCACTGGCAAATAATTGTTTAAGTTGTTCCATTGCTTGATTTTGTACTTCCTCATCTCCATCAAATAAATCATCATTTTCACTGACTATTTGATTCAAGTACTTTTCAAACATACTAAATTCTTTAACTTCTTTATCTTTGGACTTTTTATCAGTATCTTCAGTATCTTCATCGTCTTCTAAGATATCGTCTGCTGATAACTCTTTGATTGGTATTTCAGTTTCATCAACTAGTCGATAAATGTAAGGGAAGGCATCCTTAAGTTCTTCATTAAAACTACGTACAGTTAGGCGATCAATCCAATCATTTAAAATGTCTTCTGGTATATCATTATTAGTTGAAACACTAAAACTCTCTTTAAATTGACTATAATGTTTTTGACTTTGTAGGGAGTGAATTTGTTCTTTAATTCCGTCAATTCTACCAATGACTTTTTCTTGAATTGATCCCATATTCTCACTAATCACAGGACTACGATCAACATAATTTTTAAATATTCTTAATTTACCAAGTTCTTCACTAAGCCCAATAATATAGTTTCCAATGTCATCAAAAAATCCGCCGCCTTCTGCAATATGACGAGCCATTGCTCTTGCACCATTTAAGTGTTTTATTGGATAGCGAAAGCGTTCACCAATACTATTTTCTACATAGATGTTTTCAATATATTGTGTTCTGCCATTTGGGGCATTTAAATTAATAGGCTGTGTATGCCTTACTATAATTTTAGCCTCTCCTATTTGTTGGTAACTAGTTTTACTAGTTCCAAATAATTTTGATTCATTCATATTGCCTTCCCCAAAGGAATCTCTTTTAACTAGATTACTTTGACTTGGATTCTGTGCATTGAAATTAAGTCCATGAGTTTGTGCAAATTTAGGTAAGATACTACGAATAAACCTATCCCAAGATCTATTTTGAACCTTTTCATTCCAAGTTACATCTAATCCTGGACCACCCCCACCATCATCTTTTTCATTAAGACTTACGGTTACATTAACTATTTTTTCACCACTTTCATCTACAAAGTCAAAGTTAAATTTTCTTGCGTCATCATCTTCTAGATTTACACCATCAATCGGCTTATCATCTGCTGTACTCTTTTTTAGACTGGGAAATCTGGTCTGTAATTGACGACCCAAATCTATAGCAATTCGTTGAAAATTAGCACTCATAGTAATATTTATTAGAAATTTTGAGAAATGAATATAGGTAATGGAGAAACAAAATCATCTTCAGTATGTACTCCACTTAGACTTTCGAACACTCTAGGATCCCAATCCGCTACTATAGCACTCATTCGACATAGTAATAATAGAGCACTGATTAAATCATCGTAACCACCCTCTTTGGCTTTGAAAGTAAAACCGTATGCTACAAATGCTTTTAATTCACTTATCATAGGACGACTATAAATTTCCATTTGCCCTGTTTCTATTAAGGCCTTTAATCTAGCACAGGAAGCAATTTTAGTACTGTGTGTAGTATTAAAACCTTTACGGAATTTACGTACATGGCCCTTACGTATAGGCTCACTGACCATAAGCCCTGGAAATTTTTCTTCACCTTGATCACGTATGACAACTAATCCTGCTTCCCCAACAGTATTATTTTCTATACTCCAATAGATGTTATTAACAGTGCCTTGCATTTGACTTTGAAGGTGCTCTAATATATCTTTTAATACTTTAATTTGCCCTTGTATAGGTGTCATATTATGATACCATTCTGCTACCTGTTTGAATGTGGGCAATTCAAAAACCACAATTGCACTATAATTTCCACCAGTACCTAAACTAGGATCAAGTGCTACAAGATATAGCATTTCTGGATCAACTTTACGATACCATCGTGTTTGTCCCATTTTCCATAATGGTTCACGTCCAACTAACTCACTTAGCCTAATACTATTAATCAAGGTTTCATCGTAAATTAAAAACTCACAACCATATTCACGACGGAATCTTTCTTCACCAATACGCCCTTGTTCTTCTTTGGCCCACGCTTCATCACGATCTGGATGCTCGTCCCAAGTACAAGTAAATGGAAAGAATCCATTTAACCCTAATTCTGCTTCATTACCAAACTCATCAAACTTATTGTTTGCCTCTTTCCAGATATTAGCAAAAGTATCCTCATCACTATTTGGTGTGCTAGTAATAATAGCACGACCGCCAGTGGCCAGTGTTGGAGAGATAGAAGTCCAAAACTCATCAGCAATATTAGGTGGAACGAACGCAAACTCATCACAGTATAATAAGGAAATACTCATACCACGACCAGTATTGCCAGTGGTAGTAGCTGACACAATACGACTACCGTTATCAAATTCTATACTGCCTTTGTTATAGTTAACAACACCACACCGAATATAATCAGGACATAGTTCATAAGCATAACGCAGACGCTGCATAATTTCATAAGCACCAGTATACTTATGAGCTGCTATAAGAATTGTTTGATCTGGATTAAACATTGCATACCAAAGCAAGTAGCACACAGCACAGGTAGTTTTACCCATCTGTCGTGGTAGCATATTAACTGTAAATCTATGATGATGATAGGCATGCATGAGTCTTTCTTGAAAATCAAAAGGCTCAAATAATAACTTTCCTTTTACAGGATGTTGTATGAAATAAAATTGTTTACTAAAATGTAAATAACCAGTATCAGGATCGCTACATAGTAGCAAATCCTGTATTTGATTTTCATTAAATTTTTCTTTTTTATGGGCCTTTTTTGTTAAAACCCCATCAAGTATTTTAGACGACATTCGTATCCCTAACCTTGATTAACATATCGTCTAAGCTATTAATCATTACCTAATTTTAATTTCTTTGTATAAATTCATTAAACGATAGCGTAGATTTTCTGACATCTGCTGCATAGGGTTATCACCACCAGCCACTTTAGGAAATGTCTTTTTTGGTCTATCAAGACCTTGACCACTACCATCTGTACCAGTCATACGATCAAATCCTGCTGCCATATGTTCTTGTGGCTCGTTAGCAAATTCTTCATCCATATCTGGTTCACGACCAAACATAGGTTTTTTACTATCTGGTTCCTCATCACCGCCCATATCATCACCGTGATCATGCATATCAAGATCACCATCCAGGCCTAAGTCTAGTTCACCTTCTGGTTCATCGGATCCAATACTTAATATTGCACCTGCTGGACCTGCATCTGGTTCAGACATTTCAGCATCATCACCTTTGCCTTGCAGAATAGTCAATAGTTCACGAATACCGTCAGCACCACTAGCATTCATATTAACACTCATGGTAGTTGGGCGCTCATCCATACCCATACCACCTAATGGGCTCATACCCATCATACCGCATTCTTCAACAGGCTGTTCACTTTCATTGAGAACCTGACGACCTTTATCTAGGTCTGCTATTTTTCTGTAAAGTTTATTAAAATCCATATTAGCGTCCTTTTTCTTTTGGTGGTGATCCTGTAGGTACGCTTTTGGCTAATAACTGATCATTTACACCTTTAACTTGTTCACCTACGTGTTTAACTTTGCCTAACTCATGTAAAAAACTTAAACGCTTTTCACCTACTAAGCTCTGTGCTGTTGTATTTTCCTCATATGGCTTATTGAGCAATGCTTCTGTACTAGTGCCTATTCTTTTATAAGCTTCTACATTTGCAGTTTGTTCTAAATCCTCGCCCACTGTTTGAACCTTGATGCAACAGGATTGAATACGTAATTTTTCTGCCAAATAACTAGCCATTTCTACTGTTGATGTAGGGTAATTGCAGCCCACATCAAAAATATTTACAAAACTATATTTTTGATCTGGAAAATCTAATGGAGTTTCTGTAATAGGAGTACGTTTAGGTTTACTGACATTGACACAGTCAAATTTACTTAGAGCAACTTTCAAATGCTCAGTAATTTTTTTATCTACTTCGCCGACAATTTTTACCTTAAAATGATAGACTTTTTTGCTTTCAGTTAGATATTGTTTAAAAGTACTCATAAGAATTCCGGTATACTTTATTTATTCATATTTTTCAATTTTTCAAGAAGACTGTTTCGATCTGCAACAATATATCCATCACCAGGAAGGTTAATACCTTTGTTAGCATCTAAATCAGCATCGTTATCCAGTTTTTGTTTTTTAAGCTGTAATTCAATCATTCTCAGCTTTTTATCCATTTTTGCTGTCTTGGCATCTATAGCATTTTTAAGCATAGTGCCTGCAACTTCAAAAATGCGACCGCTATAACGTGCTTCTACATTCATTCCTAAATCCATTAGATCATCATAGGCATTTGTGGCACGTTCTGCTAGATCATCAAATTCTTTATCGCTAAGATCGCCCAATCCCTTGACCTGAGGAAGAGCAGCACTGATTTTATCAAACTCTGCTATGTCCCGTAAGAAGGCCTCTGGCTTAGTTTTCTCTTTCTTTTCTTCCTTGGCAATCTTTTTGCTTTCAGGTAGATTCAATACTTCTTCTAATTTTTTAGTCATAGATTATTTATCTTGATTTACCTTGGTGGAAAATATCTGTCTCATTTAAAACTCTAAATGTAAGACCAGCGTTTTTACACCATTGTGTAGCAGCAGACCATTTAGCTTGGTTAATAGCATAAGCCGTGGCTCTTGCTGTATTACGTCCAATCTTTTCTATAAGTTGTTGATTACTTGGTTTAATCTCTATGATCTCTGTTAATAACTTATTTTTTTTATCTACATATTGAATTAAAAAATCTGGAACATATATGGTCTGTCTTCCTGTTAAAGGATTACGATATGGTATTCTAACTGCTTCACTGGCCCATCGCTGTATACTGGGGTTTGAGTCACAGAAATTCATAAAAGCCCATTCCCAACTACTACGATATGTGGGCGTTTTAAGACCTATATATTTTTCTGGATACTTTGGTGTAAATTTACCTTTGGCAAATTTGCTCATACAAGAATGTTACGATTTTCAAATGACTCGCTATTATTAGAAACTTTATAACCTAACACACTAGTTTGAGTTCTATAAAAATTTAACACCTGTGTGACCACTCTATTTAATTGAACAGTTTCGACAGATTTGAGCTTATCTAATAAAACAAAAACATTAACATTATCAATTCTAGCTTGATTCAATAAAACTATACTTACAGATCTACTGGCCTGTTCATCAAATCCTCTTTTTAAAAAAAATCCTAAAACAGCATCTATCTGATTACTAGGGAAAGTTATTTCTTCGGTAAAATATTTGTCAAAAAAAGACCTAACTTCTTTATCTGATGTATTTTGACTAATAGGTAAATTTGTATTCATTATCTTGGAGGTAATAGATCTGTCCTTTGTGCTGCTTTTGGACCTTGTTTAGTACTAACCACAGGAAAAAATGTTCCTATACCACTAGCAGCAGCTCCTATAGCCCCTACGGCTGCGGCCGCAAGTAACCCTTGTCCTTCCTGTTTAAGTCCAGCTTTGCTTAATCCTTTAGCATTTTGATATGTATTTACAGCTGACGCAGCAGTATTGATAAGTCCATCTAAACTACTAAATGCTTTACCACTGGCTATTCCCCCAGTGACGTCAGCAGCACCTTCTAATACACCGCCTGTGCCAAATAGACTACTGGTGCCACCACCAGCAGAACTTAATGGACTAGGCAGTTTATCATAATGATCTTGTGCAAACCCTTTGACTACTCCACCTTTAATAGCGCCAGAATCATAAGTTACTGCTTCATAGCCTATGGTCATATTGCATTCTGCACCCGTAGCTCCTTGATCACTAGTGGATAAACTATCATGATTAAATGTTTGTATTAACGGATTAATCAATGTATAACTATTATATTCTCTTTTATTTAATTGGTAGATTACAATATTATCAAAAAATGGTATTGAACTATTATTATCAAAACCATGATTACCTTTAATATAATTAAACCCCTGCATACTATTTCTTTTGAAGGCGCCTGGAACATTGCCTGTAGTTGAATCAGCATAATAATATTTGTAGTAAGCCTGCCACATCATATTAACTATATGACCTCTGTCATCATGAAATTTAATCGAAATTGGCTGAAGACTATGGCCTGTCTGTACTACTTTTTTTCTATTATATTGATTTAAAACCTGTGTTCGCATACTAAACTTTAGTAAATCAACTGCTTTAACTAATAAT